TGCTCATTGTTAGGGAGTGCAGCCAACTGCTCTTCAAGCGTCTCGCGGTTGTCGGCCGATGCATCAAGCAGTGTCTTAGTCCAGAATGAAGCGGAGTCCTGCTTGATAGCGCCTCGCTTCACATGCAGCGCCACAATGTCTTCGGCCTTCTCGGTTTCGTACTTTTTAGCGGTCGCTTCAAGCGCGCTCAATCGTTCCGCGTCAACTGCGGAAGCTCCTTTATCGACAACCATTTTGTCTCCTGACTTGATTGCAGCCAATAATGCCTTATCTTCAGCGCTCAATTCGTCAGCTTTGGTAGCTTCGGCAGTAAGGCCGAACTTTTTTTGTTCATCGGCGCTCAGGTCCGACTTATGCGCTTCAAGAAATGCCTGCTCCTCAGCCGACAGCTCATTAGCGTCTTTTACACGCAGTTGGTCGATGCTCATCTTTTGCTCCTTTTGTTGTTGACCATTGCTTACAAAAATAACATCATCGTACGCTAACTCCAAATTATCCGCCGTCGCATGGGCGCGGATTGGCGACATACCGCGCAGGAATGGGAAGTTGGTAAGCCCGGCTCCATCCAGCACGTTGGCGATTTTCTCTTTGAGGTTGGTGGGGTTCGCCCACATGCTCAACTTGCCGCTCTTGCTGCCAAAGTAACCACTTGGGCTTATGCACTTGAACCTACCGCCCTTGATTGCCTCGATTCCAGCATCTGTCCACTCAACAGGGTCGGCATAGAGCTTTCCCTTGTCGCCATCAACTTCAAGTTGCAATCCCTTGATCCACCCTGCCGCTTCGTCAAGGTACTCGTGCTTGAAGTCGATAGCGAGGCCGGTGCTGGCGTCCTCAGTTGGGAAGCCCACGCCCTTATCAAAGTTGGATTTCATCTGCTTCAAATCGTCAAGCAAGATTGAAAAATCACCCTTTACGCTATCAGGCCAGTCGCCGGTTATGAATAGCAGCACTCTTGATGGCAATTCACCGTTCGCGTCCAACTGTACTGGCGATACGCGGAACATGCGGGAGCTGTTTGGGAGGGAACTGTTTCTGTCTTGGGATGACGGGGTCATTTACGCTCTATTCTGCTTTATTGTTGGCTCTAAAGCAAGGGCGTTGTGAGAAAATCTATTGTTCAGTCTCACGTCTTATACTTTGGCGGTTGCCTTTGGCGCTTCGTCGGGCAGGTCTTGGTTGGTATCGTCGGGGTTATCAGGAGCGTCAGTGTTTGGCTTATTGGTGGCAGGTTGTTCGGGCTGTTTATCGTAATCGTCGTATGCCTGTTGTGAAAGCAGCGGCAGGCTAAGCATGGTGCGCAGCCTGTTCTCTACATCGCGGTCAATACGCAGGGCACCGGCGTTCGCTAGGGCGCTGACCGCATCGGCCGTCTCTTTCACGTCCTCATCAGAGATGGTTGAGAACACCAATTTTGGATACCCGTTTTTTAGTCCTGAATAGTTGAGGTCAACCCATCGGTTGATAACGTCGCGCTGGAAAGCTTGTTGCCATGTCCGTGCCACGGACACCAGCGCTTTCACGAACAAGCGGCTATGGTCGGAACTGACGGCCCGCGATCCTGAGCTGCCGCCTTGTCCAAGCTCTAGGAACTGCGCTAGCACGGACAAGGTAATCTGCCTGTCTTGGTACTCGATGGCTGGCAGCACGTCCTTGGTGGTGTTTCCCTTCATGTCCATCCAACCGACTTCGATGCTGGCCGGAAACTCCAAAAACGCTTCCTCGTTGGCTCTTTGCTGGCGTAAGCGGTCGCGGACTTTGGCCAGCTCGCCTTCGTCTACTGTCTCGTTGTTCAGCCCCTTTTTGATGTAGGGCACACCCATTGCAGTGTTCTCCAGCGCCACGGCGTTCATGATTTGCAAACCGTCTTTAATTTTCCACGGCTTATACGCATACCGCAGCAAGCTCACGCCAAAGTAGTTCTCACCTTCCTGGTCGTTGGCCACATACAGTAACTTTTCACGTGGAATGTTCGCGGTCGAGCCGCCAATACCTGAACCGCTCTTGCCAGACGGTAAAATCTGCGTTACGCCAGGCGTGTCATCGTCCTGCATGAATTTGAGGACTGAGCGCTGCTTTCGGCTGGCGATCTTCTTGAAGCCTATATACGGTTTGCCGTTGTAATAAGCAATCTCTAGCACCTTCTCAGCCACGAAAAAGCCGAAGTCCAGGAAGGTCAGACCCTCGCGCATCACGTCACTGTAGACGATATTGCGGTTAAAGAACTCGAAGTTGGCGCGGCCAGATACTTCAATGTCGGCAGGGTCGCTGCTGGCCGGCTCGATCTCCCAATTGGCTGCCAAGATTGGTTGCTTACAGACTTGCAGGATAGCGCGGATCGTCGGGTCACTCTTGCGCATCACATCGTAGACTTGCAGGCCGTACTTGCCCTGGAGGTCAATCGAGTATTCTTCAGCAGTGATGTAGCCTTTGAAAAAGTAGGTGCCTGACCCGCCGATCTCAGTAGCAGCTTGGGGAGGGAGAACGGTTTTTGGTTTCGGGTCCATTTGGCTTTATTCTACCAGCCTTTTGCGCTAATACCACTGGTAAACGGTTGGCGAACTGGTACGTACTCCTCTGCCTCTGGTGGCGGCGTAGCACTTTTAACAGCACGCAGGCCGCCGGCGAAGGCAAGGGCGAGGCTGTCACTTTTGTCCGGCGACTTCCCGCCGGTGCGTTTCTTATATTCGTCTTTGGATTCGACTTTGATCTTGCCCTGGGGCATCGACCACCGCCGACCGACCAGCTGGTTAAACAGCTCCTTGTCGTAATAAAGCGCGATTTGTTTTTTATAAAACCAACTGCGCAGATTCCAGTACAGTTCGCTAGTAATGTCGTGGAATTTTTCTGGCTGGCGCATGAAGTTTTTGCTGCCGAAGACGTAGGGCATCAGGGTGAACTGGTGCAACGGACTGCCGGTCTTTCTGTTCTCGGCGCTCAAATAACGAAAATGTGACGTCACGCCGCCGCCCAGGCCTGAGTCGTCCAGGTTGAGGCGGCTGTTCCAGTCCAAGGGATCGAGGAGTTTTAGCACCTGTTCGGCCGTCTCAAACAGCTCGGTCTTCTCGTCGATCTTCTTGCCCCAGGCTAGTTGTTGGTCAACCCAGCCGCCATGACGTGGCGTCAGGACATTTAAGTCGGGGCCGAAGCGGGCCACATCCAAGCCAAACTCTGGTGGACCGTCAGGAATATTCCACCCCGACAGTTCGGCGTAAGTCTTGCCAGTGTCCTCGTCAACGCCATGCATCTCCATGGCCATGCGCACCAGGTCGGCCGGTATAAGCGATTGTTCAGCCTGGGATGGAAACTCGCCCATTACTAGCGCTTGCCATGCCGGACTGTCCGCTCCCCACTCAAAGTATCGGTCGTACACTACTTCTGGTGATATGAGCTCTGGGAATGGCCAATCGATGCCCTTGAATGGGTTGTGGTCTAGCGGGTCAACTCCTTCTGGTGGAGTCATCACCTTCAATAAATCCTCAAGTGTCTGTATGCCAACATGCCGCAAGTTCGGCGTATCAAAGGCGCTAATACTGAACTTGGCGACGCGCGGACGTGAGAATAGATCATGAAATTCGCCGTCGGGGTTGGTCGGGTTGCCGATGTACAAAATGCGAGCATTGACGTTTGGCGTGATCGCCTTAATGCCCCTAAAGATAAGCTCGGACACGCCTCCTGCCTCGTCAGCGATAACAAGTATGTGATCGGCGTGGTAGCCTTGAAAGTTATCGGGGTATTTGGTCGAAAATCCAATAGCGTACCAATCCGTGTCATACTCCAAGCCATTTTGTGTTAAATGTCCGCCAAGATTGTAGCGGGCAGTTTTGTGGACACTGCCAAAGTAGCGCCAGAGTACGTCTTTTACCTGACGCCAGGTCGGGGCAGTAGTGACGACGATTGAACCAGGGTAGAGGTCTAAGAAGGCATGGGCTATGCGGGCAGCGATAAAACTCTTCCCGATTGAATTACAGGTTTTAACGGCCGTTTCCCGGTTTCTGAAGACCGATAAAACGATCTCCTCCTGCACGCTCCACATTTTCGTGCCGTACACGTCACGGATGTAATCGAGCGGGCGCGATTGGTAGCCGTTAATCAGTGCTAGGGCTTGTTCCGGCGTGATCGTTTGAGTCGACAACTTCACCCTCCACTACTTCGGCTTCAATTATTTGCTTTTTGCGGGCCATATTAACCAAGTCCATGAGGTTATTGCTTGCATCAATCTCTTGCTTCTGTGTCGGTGTGCGTAAGCCGTGATGGCCCAGATATGTCTTCAGCGCATCCACAGCTGCCCGCTGGTCGTGATGGGGAGCGGTTGAGCCGAGTGAGCTCAGGCCAATGAGCAATAGCCTATTCCATGCTGCTATTACACGTGAGCGCGGGGCAATCTCGTCGAGACGTTTCTTGATCTTGTCTTCAATTCCTGGCTCTTTCGACCAGCGCCATGTTGTAGCCCGATCAACGTTAAAGCGCTGGCAAAACTCATTCAGAGTAATGGAGCCGACTGCGCCGGTTTCCGATACTGTCATGCCGCCAATTGCACGCCAGGTGATGTACTCGTCGTATGCAACGTTCTGACGATGTACAACGGGTGCAGGGGGTTTTTTGGATGTTGCGTCTGGTTGCATTTGTATCTCATCATATCATGCCTTGCCGTGCACCGGACAATCCTTGCGCGGCGGCATATCATCGGCGCAAATGCACCCTAGCGGGCGGGGGCGCGGAAACACGGGCGCGTCGGCAGGCGGTTGCCGGTTCGTCGTCGTCAGACCCATCCGCACACTGGCAATGCCCTCCTGGAAGTGTTTTATCGCATAGTTCCGCCACGGCTGGGTGACTCGTTTATCCTGCTTAAGAAACACCACGATGTCATTGATAGCCTCGTCATAGTCCATAGTTAATCCTGGCTGTCTATAATCGCTTTCACGATAATAATTTTCAAGAAGTATGGCGCGCCCAATGTGACAATGTTGAGCAGCACGTACCACACGGCTGCTCCTGGCGATAGTTGTTTTTTAGTCATAGCGCTATTCTACCTTATTGCCGACATGTCGTGCCGGCTTTCCCTTGCTTCCTGCAAGTCTAGCAGCTCGCCCAGCACCTTGATAGCCCGGCGTAAGGCATTTGCCTCGTGCACGTCATAGGTAAGCGGCGTACCGCCGTGTTGTACGATCCGCTCGCGCAGGTAGTTTTCCCGGCGCGCCAGTGCTTCCAGAAACTCCCGATGAATCCGAATCTGACTCTTTGCCATTACAGCACCTCGAAGTTACGATGCCGAAAGGCCCGTTGCAAATAGCGTATAAACAGCTTGTTCGCTGTCTTCTGATTCTTGGCCATCTGGCTTGCCTTGTGAATTATGCCCTGCTGTTTATCTTTGACTCTGACGGTGTATTCGTTCATGGTTGTCTCCTTATGCAAATAGGGTTAATGCGTCTTGGTAAGCAGGGTCGTTCGTCACATCCTCGATATTGCCAAAGACATCACGGACGGCCGCTAACCTATCCGTGACACGCACCGGCTCCTTGATGGCATAACGATCAAAGAATGCCTGTAGCTGTTCCGGTGAGGTTTGCTGATACCACTCGTTGACATCTTTGCCAAACGGCACGACGCCTACCTCGCAAGCTACCCTCGCTTCAAAGGCGGCAAGTTGTACGCGCTTTGCAAACGCCCTACCCGGCTCGTCGTTGTCGGGTAACACGATCAGCCGCGTATCGTAGCAAGCGGCTTGCTCAATCAAACGGGCGATGGCAGGTCCAGCAGTTGCGCCTGGAATGCCGACGGCCGGCACGTCTTGCTGCACGAAGTTGACTGTCAAGCAATCGGTTTCGCCTTCCGTGATAAACACCCGCTTGTTGCGCATCACGGCATCGAGGTTGTATGGCCACAGCGTATTGCCAGGCATCGACCGCTTCTCGCCATTCAGCCAGCGCAGCCGAGCCGTCACCATCTTCCCCTCGAACATGTACGGAATGAATATGCCCTCACCCCAGTTGCGTACTTGGTTCGTGTGCCACTTCCAACCGCTATGCTCTGGCATCCCCGGCATTTCCTCGAACAGCTCCGGCTCAAAGCCTTTTTTGGCTAAGTGCTCTTTGGCAGCTTCCGGCAAGGGCGGCAAACTTTCGTACACCGCCATCAGGCGTGCGCAATATTCGTCAGTGCTGATATTCTTCGGCGCTTCCGGTTGATAAACTCGGTTGATTATCGTTGGCATATAGTTTTCCTCTCGTACCCCAAATTGTTTAAGTAACCACGAATTTGTCCCTGACTCCTCGCATGCGTAGCAGTAGTAGCCATCGTCTCCGCCATAGACGGTAAGGCTTGGTTTTCTATCGCCGTGCTTATGGGCTCCGGTGTTGTAGCAGGCCGTGATGCAGTATTTTTGCAATCGCTTGTAAGGCTGCCCGATGCGCTCGCAGATTTCAACAGCGCTCAGGTTGGCGTATTTATCTTCAAAGCTCATATCAGCTTCACCCCTTCCTCCAGCCACTGGGTATCAGTGGCGTCAAACGCAAACCAGTCGCTCTGGTTCGGCGTATAGCTGGAGCGTTCCAGTTTGACTTCCACCATGCGACGCTGTTTGCCGTCGCGGCCGATACACGACTCGCCTTGCGTGACGAGTATGACTTTCGTGGACGTACCGGCAATCGCCTGGCTGCCATAGATGCGGTTCAGGTTCGGTTTGTCGACCTTGGCTTGCGTCTTGCTCTCGCCTTTGTTCATGTGACTGATAGCCAGTACCACGGCCTGGTGTCGTTTGCAGAACTGGCGCAGCTTGCGCATGATGACGCGTACCCGATGCAGCTCATCCTTCACCTGTTCCTCGTTCTCAAACATGTAGTTGAGGTGATCCAAGACGAACACTTTGATGTGCCACGCTTCGACCATATGCTCCATGTGCAGAATTAAATCCTCGGCGTTCCAGGCTTCGTCGCCGTTTATCAGCTCTTCGTCGGGCAGGTACAGCAGGTCCTTGTAGTTCAGCAGGTTCTTCTCGCCGCCAGCTTTGGCCAGCATGGTGCAGGTGTCTTCGTAGTCGTTCTCAAGCGGTATGTACTCAACCTGCTCGCCGGACTGTGCGATGCGCATAGCGATATTCGCAGCAAACGTGGACTTACCGATCTTGGTCTCGCCGGCGATCACTACGAGATCACCGCCGGTCTTCCGTCCGAAGCCGCCGTAGAGGTATTTATCGAACTGAGCCCATGCGGTCGGGTAGCGGTCAGTCCTGCCCCAGTCAGCAGCACGGGCCATTGTCCGTTCGTACAGCTCGTACACGCTCATCGCCCTGGACAGTTGCAGCTTGCGCGCTTCAGTCATCTCCCGTGGCGCACTCATGCCAGACCTCCTAGTGCGCGCAGCGCCAGCATCTTATCGCGCCGGGCGTGCATTGCAGCGGTTTGCTCCTGGCGCTTGGCCTCAATCTCTTCATCGCTGACAATGGTAATCCGGTTTGTCGGGGCTGAGGCATCCTGTGCCTTCTCGAAGCAAATCTGATACCGGGGGATGCGGTCAGAGGTATTGCCTAAGAACTGCGCCATCGAGCAGAGGTTCTTATTCTCCTGCCGACTGTGCCACTCGCTGCCACCATTGAACTGGCCAACAAAAAAAGTAGCGGAGACAACTAACTCATCTTCGCTATACGTCTTCAGCGCCTTCTTGACCAGCTTGCCGTAAGCCTCCGAGTATTTGGCCTTTGGCTGGATGATGTTTTTCAGCTTCTCAAAAAAATCTGTGCATATGTGTTTATTCTCATTACCCTCTCTATATATAGATGGGACATTTTTGTCCCATCCCGTGGCCATTTTTGTCCTATCACTCTGCTCCTCATAGGACATTTCTGGCCTATCACTCGGCAGTGATGGGACATTTTTGTCATATCCCTTTTTGCCGACAAAAAAGCTCTTTTTTGCCTTTGTCACCGCAATGATATAGCCATGCGGCGCACGGGTTGTAACGATGTACCCATGCTGGCGCAGCTGATAGAGGTAACGCCGGTAGGTACGCCATGCAATGCCGAGACTGGCCTCAATCTCTTCGTACACTATCGGCTTGCCGCCAAGCACGTACCCTAGCCGCTGCGCCTCGTCGATCCGCGTCATCTTGCGGATGAGCCAGATATACAGCCATACCGCCGAACCCATATTGCGCACATGCTTCGGGTCGAGCATGCCGTCGCGCAAGCCTATGTCGAAACTACGCAGCTCATCGGTTGATGGTTGCGCGGCTTCGTCGAGCCTTTTAGTCATAAAAAATGACCCCTTCTTGCGTTGGGGCCATCTTCCGTTAAGAGATTTATTGCTACCTTTGGTATTAGACCTTATAAGCGTAGCAAACAAACCTGCTGGCGTCAACCCCTGGCAGTTACTTTTCTGTGGAAGCAGGTTTGTACGTCTAATATCAAAGATGCTTCAACCATCAGTATAGCATAGATCGAATTTAATAAAGAGTTACTTTTACATCATTTATGCATGTGCTGGGGATAGTATGCGCAGAAAAGTAAACCGGCTGCCTAGACACAAAAATGGCTGATGGTCCGTAGGCAGCCGGATACTGGCTATTTTTATGCGGCCGTCAGGCCCTGTCAAGCCTGGCCGTCTCGGCCCTGAAATAGATGCCATAAAACATGGGATAGTCCCGGACGGAACCGCCCTGTTCGTACCGCCTATACTACCCCCGTAAAACCATAGGCCAAAGCGTAGGCCAAACCATGAGCCTTCACGCCTACGGAATGGCCTACGGAATGGCCTACGGAATAATCATGATATTCAGCACTGCCAGCCAGGTGGCTTGCTAGCAACCGCTCCCGTCTGTACTAGGAGGTGGTGTGTTCACTTGAGCCGGTGGAGCTGCTGATGTTGGGTCGGGTCTGCTTTGTGATGGCGCGGGAGTTGCAGTGGCTGACTGGGATGAATCAGTCGTCGTGTCTTCATCAATGATGGCACCTTTTGCTTTACAGGCTTCTAACTGCTTTTTGGTCAGCCCTTTGACTCCGCGTAAGTCGGTGCCTTGCAATAATAGAGTATTTCCAAAGAGAACCTCGGTGAGGTCAGCCTCGGTGAGATTAGCACCACTGAGATCAGCCCCTCGGAGATAGGCGCGTCCAAGATTGGCCCTTCGGAGATAGGTATGTCCAAGATTGGCCGCAATAAGACTGGCGTTTCTGAGACTGGCCTCCGCGAGATTAGCCCTGCTGAGATTAGCTCCGCCGAGATTAGCAACGGTGAGATTGGCCCACCTGAGGTCGGCTCCTCGCAGGGACGCACGAGGCATCCACACCTGCTCCAGGTCAGCACTCATGAGGAAAGCATTGTCTAATTGGACGCGACCTGCATCGAAGAACTGAGCCTGACTGAGGTAAGCGATAGTTCGATCTTGTTGGCTACCTGTCGCACTTAGAGACTGAAGTTTTCCTTTATTCTGGTTTCGGGCAAGTGGAAAAGCTTCCTTGAAAACGGTAATCAGTGCTTGTCTGAGTGGGGTGATCGGCAGAGGAGTGTTAGGCTCTTCTGGTGCAGGAGGTAACCCGTCTGGATCTTCTGATGACCGAGAAGTTGTTGGCAGACATAAGTAAGCAACCGCAAGGTCAAAAATCTGGGTATAATATCGACTATAGATCTTCTCATCACCTTTGTTAAGAAAGGACCGAAGGAGAATGGCACCCCCGACCTGGGTGGCTTCGTTTTCGTCTCCCAATGCAGTAACCGCCGTCTTGAAGCGCTCTTCTGTCTGAGCCTTCAGGTCTTTATCCTGTGCATCTTTGCGGTCATTCGACTCTTTGGTGCGTATATCGTTTCGATTCACGAGCCATTGCCCGAAACCAATGAGGGCACCACCGACCAAGAAAAGTATTGAGAGAATCGTTGCCCCATAATTCCACAACCAGTCGTTCCCATGCTGAAGCTTCTCTTTGTTCGATGCAATTACTGTCGCATCATTCTGTTCCTGAAGTTGTTTGACTTCTTGCTTCAGCTTCTCTTTACTCAACGCGGTCACAGTCGCATCTACTGTTGGCGTTGCTGTTCCCATTATCGGTGTAGCCAGTCCCGACGCTCCTTGATATGCACCAACCGACACAGGAACCCACACCATAAGTACCAAGAGAAGCAGCATACCTGCAAGAGCGATACCCACTCTCCACATATCTCTTTTGAGCCAGCACATAAGCAAAGCCTCCCAAGCGCCATCATTGAACCGCGCGGAAAGAGATTGTTCGTTGGCTTCAGAATATCATATCTGTCCAGTCAACGTGTATGTACGTCTTGCACTGCTATTGACGCTTATGTACGTGTTGCACTACTATGGAGCTAGTGGCCTGGTAACAGCCCCATCGTGCGGGCACCCGCCACGAACCTAACCGATTGGAGGCGCGTATGGACTGCTGGTGCGGACGGCCGCTACATTATCAAGATAAGGAATTGGAAGCTCAAATGCGCCACATCGTTGAACGCTTCGGAGAGTATATTACCGTCGATGCCAATGGCCGTAAATACTTAGTTCAGCGCCATTATATTGCGTTACACGGCATTAAAGGCAAAGATATTAGCAAACTCGGCTTTCGGGAAGTGACGAAGGAGTAAGATTTCATAAATAGTGTATTGACATGTTGCCATATATTGCACTACTATGTACATAAGGTTGAACGGCACCACGCAGTTCAATCCCCTCACTAACATAAAAGCTCCGGTTATCGGAGAGAAAGCGAAAAGATATGACAACCCAAACAGCCACCATGAGCGGAGTACGACCGAACATGCAAAGCCAAGCCAAAGGAGCTTTGCGCACCGAGCTGCGCGAGAACCGGACTATCGGCAGGATGAGCACGCTGCAAATCTGCGGCTACCTCGCCTTCCGGCATCGCGTCTTCATGCTGGCAGCCGGCTACCCTATCTGCCTGGCGCTGTTCGTAGTGCTGCACTACCGCTAGATATGGGTGAGGCCAACAAGAGCAAGAGGGTGACAGCCCTCTTTTCTTGTATCTACATAGTGCCATACTGCTATGTATTGCTATAATGACAATATGTTGCTACCGATCAGAAGACGATCAGACTCAGGAGGTCAACCAATGGAACGATCTGCTATAGAACACGGCAATGCCATGCCGCTCCGCGCGCCACGCAATTCGCTGGCAGCCGATCTGCTGGCGCGCTTGCCGGACTTAGGCGCTGACGATAACATCTTTTACCCGGAACCAGACAAGAAACGGCAACGCGCAATGTATAATGCCTTGTACAAAGCGGCCAAGCGCCACGACCTGAATATATCCGTTCGTTTTTATGGCGACGGTTTGCGGGTGTGGAAGGTGAGCGGGTAGACAAGCAGTCGGCAAAAAATAATCGAGTTATAGCGTTAAGAAAACACCTTTTCGTACGTTCGTATGTACGAAACCCATTTATACGTGAGGTGATAATTATGAAATGGGAATATGCGCTACTTGTAGCTGAGTACAACCTGGAGCCAAAAGACTATTTAGGAAGAGAGTCAATATGGAAGGCGTCGTTCAGTTTACGAGGCTCTACTGGAAGACAAAACATTGAAGACTCAGAGGGTGACATCTTGAACGTGCTGAACCGTCTCGGACGAGAAGGATGGGAGGCATGGCAGCGAGATGGATTCAGCCACGGCAACGGGAGGTATTCACAGGATAGCATATGGCTCAAGCGGCCTATAAACACCGGCACTTCTTAGGTAGAATATGACGCTCTGCTATAGTAGGGATCATGAGTTGGCTCACGAAATTTAAGATCATCTGGGGCTCAATATGCCCCAATCACTTAGCTAAAACTTACTGGGACGAAAGCTATGGCAAGGTGCGATGCTCGGTGACGCGTATGCCGATGGAAAGCGAACATCGTGACCGACATATTTAGCATCGAACGGTTTGTCTTTATCGTCACCATATTATGCACATTAGCGTTGCTCTGGAACACGTGGATTAACCGCAGCCGGTAGTTACACACTGATACTCGCTTCGACACATAAAGAGCTGCCGCTTTCAAACCGGATTCAGCATTGCCTCTGCCCCAAAGTGAACAATTGCCGCCTGGTTATACGTCCGGGCGGCTTCCTCTTTGGTCTTATAGCGGCCAAGGTAGATCGTTTCATTCTCAAAGCCTATCGCAGCCACCCACGCGTCCCGGTCGAAGTGTACGCCACGATAACCCGATTTGTTGTTACTTGGCAGGCGCTTCCGCAAAGCTTGCTCATGGGTAGTGGCCCATTTACAATTACCTGGCTCATAATTGCCATTTACCTCGTGGCGATGGATGCTCGTGCCTTGCGGCCTTGGCCCCATGTCAATATAGAAGTTGGCAAAGCTACGCCACCGTTCGCATACAGTAATCCCCCTTCCGCCGTAGTTCTTGTATGCTTTGGACTTCGGATTATAACAGCGCTGTATCATTGAGGCCCACGACCGATACTCGCGGCTACTGGTCATACCGTGCTGCCCCTTAGCGCTGCGGCCGTCTATTTTATTAATATCAGTCGTACCGTATCTTTTGAACCGTGTGTAGTGCTTCTCACACAAGCCTTTGGTGCGGCGCTTACCCTGGCAGCCGTCAACAGCGCAATCGGCAGGCTTCACAGCTTTTGGCGGCAGCGTTCCGTGATACTGCATGTATTGGTAGTGCCGGTTGCATATCCCCCGGCACCGCGCGTAATCATCGCAGCCAGGTATACTGCATGGTTTGGCATTCGGATAGGGCGGCACGGGAATCCGGCGTGGCTTCTTGGGCTTCTCCAGATCGTCAAAGTTCAGCTCAGGTATCGGGTGATCTTGCAGGTAGGCTAACCAATACGGAAATGAATGGAATATCAGGCAGGCATAGGTAGCGCGTTTATAGTAGCTCCTGAGCTGCCTACGGTAATGTTTCCAGCATAGCCCTTTGCCTACTTTCTTGTTGGCGCAGCCATCGTCCGAGCACTCGTTGGCCTTTGTAATGAACTGAGGCATAAAGCCATCGCTTTGTTTGAGCTGCATGAAATGCCTGAAGCAGAGATCACGGCACCAAACGAAATCCTTACAACCTTTGGCGCTACAGAATGTCAGTTCAACCATTTGTACGTAGTATAGCGGGGTCAGTTTGATAAGCCCAATAGAAAATCGACTGCCTACGGGAAGCAGCCGATTGGTCCTAGAACCGTTTTTTGTTTTTGGTGAGAGCTGCGGCTTTCACTGCCTAAATCGTAGTGTATCCAACAGAGGTCGTCAAGATACGATAATTGTATTCGGCACTGTTCACTTTTTGTACTCAGACGATGGCCAGCCGCAAAGTTCACGTGAAAATTTGGCTGCTTTGCATACAATTGTTGGACAGGAAGCATAAAAGTGGCTCTATGCAAGCAGGCGAAAGAAAGCCGCTAAGAATGTATTGACCCATCAGGCATGGTTGCGCCTTGAAGTGATTTGGCTTGCTTCTCGAGTTCTTCAATAGTAATGCCAATTGCATCTTTCAGGTCGGCACCATCCAGGCTGGCTCCACTCAGCTTAGCTCCACTCAGGTCGGCTCCCGTCAGGTTGGCTCCACTCAGGTCGGTATGGATGATAATAACTCCTTTTTTACCCGTGGTAATGGACTGAACTATGCTCAAGCTAGCTCTCCTGAGGTTGGCCCCATTTAGATGAGCTCCATTTAAGTTGGCTCCACTTAGGTTGGCTCCACTTAGGTTGGCCCCGCTGAGGTCGGCATAATGCAGGTCGGTCGTCAGGAGCTTAGCTTCCATGAGTTCAGCTTGGCTGAGGTCGGCATCGAAGAGATCGGCTTGACTAAGATCAGCACCTCGTAGGTCAGCTCCACTCAGGTCGATACACGCTAGGGCGGCCCCGCTCAGGTTCGCTCCACTCAGGTTCACTCTGCCCAACTTCGTCCCCCAAAAGTTGCTTTTCGTCAGATCAGCTCCACTCAAATCAACGATACTTTTGTCTTTGTATATAAGGCCAGACTCGTACAAGAACTGAAGGACACTTTTTTTACGCTCTGCGTCCAATCGAGGCAGCACTGTTAATGTCCGTGCCCGTGCTATATTCCGTACTTCAGCACCCAATTCTGACTTACGTAAGTTTTTCTCAAGGAGGAGTTCCGACACTTTGTCAATATATGCTTGCAATAAGATTTCTTGTTGGTTGTCATGTATAAGCTCACGCTCAAGCTTTGCTTGCTCCTGCGCAGTCTTTTGTTCTCTGCTCTTTTGGATTTGATTGAGCCAGAATCCACCAATAGCGAGCACCGTTGGAATAATGAGTAATTGCAGCCAGTCCCACAGCGTTTTGCCCGATTTGGTATTTCCATTGAAGCCAGTCCAGTCGAGCCGGTACCCAAAGCTAATCAATGCAATGACAACCACGAGTCCAGTTCCAACAACTCCAATAGCTACCCCATGCCGCTTTACTTTCTGCCGCCATGTCTCAAACTTTGAGGCCATCATACACCCTCACTACTATGGTTGGTCATCCGGCCTAGTGCGCGAATCCCTCAAGAACTTTTCTAGATCTTCGCGTCTGATTAAATAGGCTTTTCCCGGCTTATAGGCCGGTAGCCGCTTCGTGCGTATCCACGAGCGGATAGTATCGAGTGGTACGGTGCGGCCAAGTTCCTCATAAACGTTTTCTACTGTCAGCCACTCCTTCTCTTTCGGCAATGGTGCACCTCTGTTTTTGCGCATTATAAGCCGCGCCTAGAAGCCTCGTCAATCTGTTCGCGCATCTTCGTATAACCTGAGTATCCCTTGCAAACTAGAGATATATGTTTTATACTAGTAAAAACCGTGTATCCACAAGTATCTAGAGAGAGGAGCAGCATGCATGTCTGCCGACTACGAAGAAGAGACCGAAGAGTACTACCCGCCGCAACCCGTACCACGGGCCAGCCGTGTCTACGCGCCGCCGACCCAACGCCAGACTGAAACCGTGCCTGCGCCGAAACGACCGCGCAAACGCCGGTCACTCCTGCCCGTGGGCATCGGCATGTTTATCGTGGTGGGAACCCTGCTCATATTCCAGCACATCATCGCGCCCTCCTACGTCTGGGCGAGCGACCAATGGCACTACGGCGACGGCCGCATGACGCAACTGGATGCCGATGTCGGCCACGGCGGCACCAGCCACTTCATTGCCGAGTATTATAATGGCTCGGTTATCGTCGTGGAGCTGCCGGTCAGGAACCCCCAACAGTTCCACGCCTACACGCTGGGCGGCTTTACGGGCGCAAGCAAGCCGGTCGTGACACTTGGCGTCATGGACATGAACCACGACGGCAAGCCGGACTTGCTGGTCAGCGTCGAGGGCACGGCCATCCAGACAGTGCTTTTTAACACCGGCGACAGTTTCCGCATGGGAGGGTAAACGATGGACGGCGAGCGAAAGTTTCTGGTGGTCGCGCTGTGCCTGGCCACTATTTGTATCACTGTGTTGTACAGCTTCTTATTTATCGCCCTCTGGGACTTTCGGCAGCTTGTCGGCATGAGCTTGCTTGGTGTGCTTATCCTGGGCGCGCTCGTATTCCTGCGGGGCCGGATGCACGAGCAGGACCTGCGGGTGCTGCGCTTCCGCCACGATGAAGAAACCCCATTGGACGACAATGGCGAACCACTTTTTTATAGGGAGGGCTACCAGCCGAATCCGCATCGGCGGTAACTTTGGCGCCGGTTATCCGTATGTGGTTATAGAAGGCTTGTTCGTTAGCTTGAAAGGGATACATGAATGGTAAAAAGAAGTCTGTCGATCCGCAGCATCGTAAAAAAGAAAGAAATCT